ATAAAAAATAACCTAAAATAATATTTATAAATAATGAAACCATCAGATTTTAAAAAAATGATCAAAGAAGCTGTAAAGGAAGCTATCCAAGAGGAATTAAAAGATATTCTTTTAGAAGCAGTTCGTGCTCCTAAGACAGTTGTAAATGAGTCTGTAAGAGATACTTACGCTCAACCTCACATTGAAAAACCAAAACAATTAACTCCATCCGAAAGACGTGCTATGTTTGGAGGAATATTAGAAGAAATACAACATGGTGGTGTAGCTAATTCCGCTTATGCTGGTAATTTCCAACCTCAAGGTCCTATGGATCCTAATGGAGCTTTACCTGAAGGATCAGTAGGATTAGATCAAATAATGTCTTTAATGAATAAATAATGGCTATTATAGTTAGAAATAGATTTCCTGTAGATTTAGCTGCTGAAAAAGCAGTTGGGGTAGATCTCCCCTTTAATGGTCCTGCAGTATTTAAATCTAATTATTTAACTAGAGATGCTATCAAATATAATTTAATAAATTTTTTTTCAACAAATCCTGGAGAAAGAGTATTTAACCCATTTTTTGGAAGTCAATTAAAAAGTATAGTTTTTCAAGGGTTAGATAATGTAACAAAAGACAATGTTTTATTTATAATAAATGAAGAAATAAAAAATGTTTTCCCTTTTGTCCAAGTTCAAAATGTAGACTATTTACCCGATGAGGATTATAATACTTTAACATTAACTATAACTTATCAAGTAGCTAATTTTGGTATAAGTGACACTATAAACGTAACAGTATAATATGGCAATTAAAAGAGATATAAAATATTTAAATAGAGATTTTAGCACTTTAAGAGATCAATTGATTACTTATGCTAAAACCTATTTCCCGAACACCTATAATGATTTTAGCCCATCATCACCAGGTATGATGTTTATGGAAATGGCAGCTTATGTGGGTGATGTAATGTCGTTTTATTTAGATAATCAAATCCAAGAAACTTTTATTCAATATGCTCGCCAAACAGATAATATATTTGATTTGGCTTATATGTTAGGTTATAAACCTAAAGTTACATCAGCTGCTACTGTTACTCTTGATTTTTATCAAACTGTCCCTGCTACTACTAGTGGAAGTAATAATGTTACTGTTCCTGATTTTAGTTATTCTCTTTTAGTCCCTGTAAATACGGTTGTTGCTTCAAATACTGATGCTAATTTAACTTTTATAATTAAAGATAAAATTGATTTTAGTTTTAGTAGTTCTTTAGATCCAACGGAAGTAGTAGTTTATCAAACTAGTGGAGGTTCTCCAACATCTTATTTATTAAAAAAATCAAGACAAGCAATTTCTTCTACTATCAAAACAACAACCGCAACATTTACTACTCCAATTCCCTTTAATTTTGTTGATATTAATGATCCAAATATTATAAGTATTTTAGATATTTTTGATACAGCAGGAAATCAATGGTATGAAGTAGATAATTTAGCTCAAGATGCTATTTTTGATACTATTACTAATACAGCTCCTAACGATCCCAATTTTTCATCTTATACAGATACACCTAATTTGTTAAGAATAAAACAAGTACAAAATAGATTTGCTACTCGTTTTTTAAATGCTGAAAGTTTAAGAATATTATTTGGAGCTGGTAATCCAAATGATACAACAGAAGTAATTATTCCTAACCCTCAAAACGTAGGTTTAGGATTACCTTATCAACAAGATAAATTAACAACAGCATACTCGCCCACTAACTTTGTATTTACAAATACATTTGGTGTTGCTCCTTCTAATACTACCTTAACTATACGTTATTTAACAGGTGGTGGTGTTACTAGTAATGCTCCCGTAGGTTCTTTAACTTCACTAAATACCTCAGGTATCCAGTTTATAAATTCAAACCTAGCATCTAATTCAGTAGCTCAAACAACTTTTGACTCATTAAGAGTTAATAATGCTGTAGCAGCTTCAGGTGGTAGCAGTGGAGATTCTTTAGAAGAAATTAGACAAAATTCTTTAGGCAATTTTCAAACCCAATTACGAGCAGTAACTGCTGACGATTATAATATTAGAGTATTAAGTTTACCTCCTCAATATGGAAGTATTTCTAAAGTATATACTATTCAAGAAAAAGCAACTAACGCTTCTATTGGAACACCCCCAAGTGCAGTAGATATTTATGTTTTAGGTTCAAATAATGATGGTACTCTAAAAACAGCATCTCCCGCTTTAAAACAAAATATTATAACTTATCTTCAACCTTTTAGAATTGTAAATGATTCTGTTAAAATTAAAGATGCGTTTGTAATTAATATTGGTATTGAGTTTGATATTATTGTTTTACCTAATTATAATAATGATCAAGTATTAACAAATTGTATTAATTATTTAATAAGTTTCTTTAATATAGATAATTGGCAAATTAATCAACCTATTATATTAAAACAATTATTTACTAATCTAGATCAAATAGAAGGAGTTCAAACAGTACAAAATATTAATATTGTAAATAAAACAAATACCGCTGAAGGATATAGTGAGTATGCTTATGATATTCAATCAGCAACATATAATAATGTAATTTATCCTTCAATAGATCCTATGATTTTTGAAGTTAAGTATCCTACAGTAGATATTAAAGGCAGAGTAGTAACATTCTAAAATGGCAGTATATAAAATTTTTCCATCTAAAGACGCTACCTTATATTCATTATTTCCCGATATGAATACAGGGGTAGATCCTATTATAGAAGCAACCCAAACTTCTTTCACTCCTGGTACTCCTAATCCTCAATCAAGTAGATTTTTAGTTTCTTTTGATGGAGATGAAATAGAAAATATTTTATTAAATAAAATGGGAGTATCGTCTTCTGTTCAACTTCAAAATACTTCTAGTTACCAAGTTAATTTACAATGTTTTATATCAACTGCTACTGGAGTAGATATAAATCCAACCGGTACTTTATTAGAAATTTACTATGTTTCTCAAGATTGGAGTATGGGTACTGGACAGTATTTAGATGATCCTATATCAACTGATGGAGTTTCTTGGTATTGGGTAAATTATTCAGGAAGTACACCTTGGCAAACAGTAGCTTTTCCTACAGGAGTAACTGCTTCTTATACAGGTTCTATTGGACTAACAGGATCCGTTAATAGCTACGCTGGTGGAGGAACATGGTATACAGGATCGGCTAATAATAAGTGGAATTCAAATAATTATCCTATATCGGCTTCTCAAACATTTAATTATTCTACAGATAAAGATTTAAATACTACTGTAACTAATATAATAGGAGCTTGGTATACAGGAGCAATTAGTAATGATGTATTTAATGGATTTATAGTTAAGCAAGAACCTGAATTTGTTTATAATAAAAATTATCAACCTGAATTAAAATATTTTTCAGTTGATACAAACACAATTTACCCACCAGCATTACAATTTAGTTGGAGAGATTTTACTTGGGCTACAAGTTCTAACGTTTCAGTACTAACAACCTTACCTGCCCGAATTGCTTTAAATCAAAATCCCGGATTCTTTTATAGTCAGAGTGTAAATATTTTTAGAGTAAACGCTGCCCCTGAATACCCCGCTTCAGTATGGCAAACTTCTTCATTGTATACTGAAAATTATTATTTACCTCAAGAATCTTATTATGCTATTAAAGATTTAAGTACTAATGAATACGTTGTAGAATTTGACACTAGATTTACACAATTAAGCGCTGATACCACAGGTAGTTATTTTAAATTATATATGAATGGTTTACAACCTGAAAGATATTATCAAGTATTAATTCAAACAACAATTAATGGTTCAACTTTAGTCTATAACGATGGGTATTACTTTAAAGTAATTAATGGATAATGGAAAGAGTTAGATTAAAAAAACAAGTTTATGCTAAAAATGCTGTTGATAATGTTATCAACACGGGATTTACTCAACTTACCCCACAAACCCCAGTTGTACCTGAGATACAACCTCCTAATATAGAAGAATTCTTTACTCAGTATAGTAGTTTATTTTTTGATATACCTAAATTTGGTTCTACAAATTCTCATGAGTATCTTGTAAAAACAAGTGGTGAATATATTAATGCTACTCAAACAAATGAAACTATTCAAGCATTAATAGAAGAAATTACTCAATTAAGACAAGAAAATCTTGAACTTCAAAGACAACAAATCCAAAATGATATTGCTAGTGTTCAAGCTAACATAGCTCAAGCCCAACAACAACTAAGTGAATAATGAATAAAGTTAGACCTATAGATCCTAATACCCTTAGCTACCAGAACATTAGTCTTGAGGATACTGTCTTATTTGATTCTTTTGAAATTACAAGTTTATTTAATCCAATTCAAGATGTAGTAGAATATTATGTTTATGATCTTAACAATCAATTAATATTTCAAGATCCTACTTTTACTAATTGGACTAATACAGAAGATCCATCTTTAGCATCAACTACTTTTGATATTAACGCTACTGGATCTACTCAAGATTCAGTAACATCACCTAATACAGCTCAAATATCAACAATAAATCTAGATCCAGTTCAAGATTTACAAAATATAGGATTTGATTTCGGTAAAGTTAAATCTGTTTATAATTTTATAACTTACAGATTAAATTCTTCTCCTACAAATCAATATTTTATTTCTGATATATCATCGGATAAAACTGAATTAAGATTAAAATCTAATTTTATTTCGGATAATAGTTTACAAATATCTTTTGAACAATTCCAAAATGATTTTTTAAATTCTCCAGAATTTGATGAATTTTATTTAAATTTTGGGGATAATAAGTACGTAGTAGCAGTTAATACTGCTCTTGATAATACTGTTAACCCTTTTTCAATATTAATAAAATTATATGAACCTTTACCTCAAGAATTTGGGGTTAAAAGTACATGTTATGTTGTAACTAAAAATGGTGAGTCTGTAGCTTATGAAGTAGAATTTGAAGATGTTTTAACCTTAATAGACACTTCTATTTCCATTGGACCCGCAAATATAAATTTAGAATTACTAAATCAAATAAGTCCAGCAACTACTTATAAAAGTTATGACGAAATAACAGCTACTGATCTATCAGGATCTTATAACCAATTAATTAATTTCTTATCAGGATCTAATATTGGTATAGATATAAATGTTGATTATAGTGACTATTATAATTTTGTATTTTTTTCATCAGCACAACAAAGATTAGATAATTTTGTAACTAAATTAACTAATATTTCATCTTCTCAAGCAGATTTAAATCTTATATATAGTAATATAACAGGTTCAACTTCAGCATCTTCAGTAGTAATAGCCAATAAAGTTATTTTAGAAAAACAAATAGAAGATGAAATTTCTACTTTTGATCCTTATGAACAATATCTATATTATCAATCAGGATCTTATACATGGCCCAAATCAAATAGCACTTTACCTTATGTTCTATACGATGTAAATAGCGCTACAGGTCAAGCTTGGTATGCCACTCAATCAGTTACTGCTTCAAATTATGATTCCAGTAACCAAAATTATTTATATTGGTTAATTCCTGAATATCTTAAAACTAGTGATAACAATAATTACTTTTTATTTATTGATATGGTTGGTCAATTATTTGATCAAATGTGGTTATACACAAATGCTGTAACAGATAAATTAGAAGCATACCCTGGTTTAAATTTAGGTGTTTCAAAAGATATAGTAGCTGATGTTATTGAATCTTTAGGAATGAAATTATATTCAAGTAATTTCACAGCCGAAAATATTTATAATTCTTTAATTGGATTATCACCTACAGGAAGTATCTTATTACCTACTGGAAGTAAATTAGTTACTACTTATGTTACTTCATCTACAGAGGAACAATATATTCCTACTATTGATGATTACCATAAATTAACATATAAAAAAATATATCATGCTTTACCTTATTTATTAAAAACAAAAGGTACAGTTAATGGTGTAAAGACTTTATTAAATATATTTGGTGTTCCTGATACTATTTTAAGAGTATATGAGTATGGAGGAAAAGATAAAAACATAAACACTTGGGATAGTTGGCAAGATGAATTCAATTATGCTTATTTTACAAGTGGGTCTTATTATTTTTCATCATCTTTTGTACTAAATTCTTTATGGGGAGCTGAAAGTAACAATCCCCAAGCTGTAGAATTTAGATTTAAAACCACAGATATCCCTACTAATACAGGATATTATTCTCAAAGTTTATGGAGCGCAGACAATGGAGCAGGATCAGGAGTAGCATTAATTTTAAGATATACAGGTTCAGCTTATGCTAGTGGTTCCTATTCAGGTTCTATTCCTAATAACTATAATCATTATGCTTTATTAGAATTTATTCCTGATGTGTCTAATACTACTGTATCTGCTAGTATTTATTTACCTTTCTTTGATGAAAACTGGTGGTCAGTATTAATTAATAAAGATAATAACAATCCTACTTACACGTTATTTGCTAAAAATAAATTATACTCTGGATCTAATGGTAATATTATAGGTTATGAAGCTAGTTCATCAGTAACAGCTTCAACTGAAAGTCCTTGGAATGGAGCCGAATATTCTTATTTTGGAACAGCTTCCGTTGGGCCTTCTTCTAAAATATTATCTGGTTCTTTTCAAGAAATTAGGTATTATTCTAAAGCTTTAGGTGAAAATGCTTTTGATGCCTATGTAATGAATCCTTATTCAATAGAAGAAGATGATTATTTAGCATTTAGAGCACCTTTAGGAGGAGAGCTATATACTTCTTCAGTGTCTGTTCATCCAAAAGTAACAGGTTCTTGGGTTACTACTTCTTCATTTACTTCTAATAGTAATTTTTATGTAAGTAATACTTCAAGTTTTAATGTAAATAGAGAATTTATATTCTTTGATCAATTTGCTGTTGGTATACAAAACAATATATCTAATAAAATTGATGATCAAAATATAATTTTACCCTTTTATAATATTACCTTTAATAATATACCAAATAATACTGTATTATCTTCAACAGTTACTATTCAACAAAATTTTCCAATAAGTCAAAGTTATACTGAAGATATTAATTATGCCGAAATAGCTTTATCACCTCAAAATGAAATAAACGAAGATATCAATTCATCTATTGGTTATTTTAATATTGGAGAATTAATAGGTGACCCAAGACAAATATCCTCTTCAGCCGAAACATACCCTGATTTAGATGCTTTACGAGATGCTTATTTTGAAAAATATGAA